GTCCATGGTGGAGCGGGTGTATGGACAGCCTGTTGTACACACCATCCGGGGGTGGTGGTAGGTTGTGTGTATGAAACGGGCGCGGATTGATTTGCGGGCGATGGTGTCGGAGAATGAGTTGTGGGATCGGGCGGCGTTGAAGGCGGGGATTTCGAAGTCGGAGCTGATTCGGCGGGCGACGAACCAGGCGGCGTTGGACATCGTCAACAACCACACGCAGGTGTTTAACGTGTCGAACACGCAGACGGCGAACTGGGTGTCGGTGGGCGACCAGGCGCTCGGGTGGAATCAGACGAGCTGATCGACCGGTTGCAGCGCTGCTGGCTGCTGGGCTCGGACGCGGAGGAGGCGTGCGGCAGGCTTGACGTGTGGTCGCGGCGGCAGGTGACGGTGTCGCTGGCGGAGATCCTGCGGGAGCTGGAGCAGATGCTGACGGAGCTGAGGTGGGAAAGGGACCGTGGAACCGGAACGTGACAACATGGGCTTCCGGCCCGCTTCGCCGCCGCCGCCTGCGGAGGGGCTGCTGGCGCCGCCCGAATACGACATGGAGATCGTCTACGAAGCCGTCGACGTGCTCGTCGACCCGGTCGTCGTCTGCAACCACGACCTCACAGACGACGGCCTGCAGGCGCTCGGGGCGAGGCGGGAGGAGCTGCGCACGCTCGTGAACGGCATCCAGGTGCACCGCTGCCCCCACGCCGAGCCCGGCAAAATCTATTTGCTGGACCGGCGCAACGTCGTCGACGACGACGGCCTCTGCCTCGTCTGCGGCGGGCCCACCGTCTAGCGGCCCAGGATCTTCGTGCAGCGCTTGCAGGGCGGCTTCCGGCCCGCCACCTGCTCCACAGGCTGCGTCAGCTGCAGCTGACGCCCGTGGATGCGGCAGCGCGCGACCGCCAGGACGCCGTCGTCGTCGGCGTAATGCCAGACGGCGCGGCCCTCGATCACCCTCACGCGACCTCGCAGTTAGTCCTCTATCTCCTCTTCCAGCCGCGCCACACGGGCCTCGGCGTCACGGAACGACCGCTCCCACGTTGCGGCATCGTGGTTCAGCCGATCCACCTCGGCCTCCGCTGTCTCGGCGCGTCCGATCTGCTCCAAGTACGCGCCACGCAGCACATGCTCCTCGGCGCACTCACGCTGCAACGTCTCCCGTGCAGCCTCTGCCAGTTCCAGCCGTGCGGCCAGCCGGTCGAGAGCGGCGAGGGCGTCTGCGTTGATCCGGTGAAGGTCGGAGATCGACTCACCCTCCCGCAGTTGCGGAGGATGGTGCCGCATCAGATCCTCCCGCACCGCCTGGATGTCGGGGTCAGCGGTCACGCCTCCTGGCTCCAGCGCCACCGCCGCTGCTCCCGCAGCAGCTCCCGCAGCGTCCGCTCCTGCAGCGACGACGCCGCGACCGCCGCCCCACAGTGCCCGCACAGGAAACGCTCCTCGTCGAACGGGTCGGCGATCCGCACCCCCTCAGGATGCTGGCACGACTTCTGGCCCTTCATCTCCTCCACCCTTCTGCTCATACGACTCGACCAGGTTCTCCATCAGGCCCGCGTACGCGTAAGCGGCCGCGTTCCCATGCACCCGCAGCATGTGCTCGCACTGCACGTCCATGTTCGCCGCCACCCGGAAGCCCTGCGAACGGGCCCGCAAACAGAACTCCAGGTCCTCGCCCATCGCCCACCGCCTCCCCTCCAGACGCGGCTTGAAATACTTCAGCTTCTGGCAGACGGCGCGCGACAAAGCCACGCAGCCGAAGCCCACCATGTGACACTCCTGCACACCCGGCCGGGTCGCCAGCTCCACCGCCACCGCCGCCCTGCGCTCCCGCTCGTTCCACACGTACACGTTCGGCAGCACCGTCGTCCCCGGCCGCATGATCGGGCAGGGGGCGCCCACGACCGCGAAACGGCCGCCCGCCGCCGTCTTGCACAGCTCCAGCACCCCGGCGCCCGGGACAACGTCGTCGTCGACCATCAGCAGCACGTCCGCGTCCGACGCCAGGAACGCCCCCATGATCATGTTGCGCACCTCCACGACGCCGCGGTTCCCCTGCGCGTACTCCAACGACAGCTCGTGACCCTCCTCCGCCGCCTCCCACCACAGCATCGAGCAGCGGGCCGCCGTCTCCCACCAGACGTCCCCGCGCGTCGGAACGAACGCAGCGACCTTCACAAGCCCACAGTCGGACGGTCCGTCAAACTGCCCAGCTTCGACGGCACGATCAGCAGCTGCGCCCCCCGAGACGCATGGCGGATCACCTGCTGCGCCTTCTCCGGCACCCCCGAATCAAGACGCCCCGACTGCGGCTTCAGCGACACCAGCGACCGGATCTCCTCGTCGTCGTCGTTCTCGCGCAGGCCAAGGCCCCGCTCGACACACACGTCGGCGAAAGCAGCCGCCAGCTCCTCGGCCTCGTCGTAGCCGAGACTCCAAGCACGGATCTCGATCAGGTAATCCACAAAAACCTCCTACCCCCATATTGTACACACTTTCCGTGTCGTCAGGGGCCGTGTTTACCCTGCCAGCATGGACGAGACTCCGGACGCCCCCGCCGCCCCCAACGGCAAACGCCGCGGCGCAGACCCCGAGAGGATGCGCGAGCTGACGCGAATGCGGATGGAAATGGCGGAGACGGACCCCTCCAAGAAAGGCGGCCGCCCCCGCACCCGCTTCACCAAGGCCGAGGCGGAAGAACGGGCCCTGGAGAAGATGCTGCCGAAGGCGCTCGCCGTCCTCAACATCCAGCTCGACTCCGTCGACGAGCGCGTGCGCCAGTCAGCCGCCGTCAAGGTGCTGGAGTACGTGAAGGGCAAGCCTGTCCAGCAGATTCAGCAGCAGGTGGCCCAGATCACCGAGATCAGATACGAGACAGCCGCCTGGATGCCTACTCTGGACGTCGAAAGCAACAGCATCACTCCCTCCCACACACCGGAGCTGCCAAGTGGCTGACAACCCGACCATCGACAACGGGGACCTGACCGACTTCGTAGTCGCTTCTGACGACATCGGCGGAGCCCAGCACCAGTACGTGAAGCTGGAGTTCGGTGGCGACGGCACCGCCACCAAGGTCGAGACGGCAGCGCCGCTGCCGGTCACCCTGGCGAGCGCCGGAACGGCGACGCCGGTCACCCAGTCGGGCACCTGGACGGTGCAGCCCGGCAACACCGCCAACACGACCGCCTGGAAGGTGGACGGCTCCGCCGTCACGCAGCCGGTCTCGGGCACGATCACGGTCGGCTCGGTCCCCGCCGCCGCCAGGACGATCGACTCGATCAGCGCGGCGCTCGCGACCGACAGGATCATGAACAACCTGACGGCCGTCACGCCCGTCTTCGCGTCCCTCTCGGTCGCCTCGAACGGGAACAACACCGTCGTCGCCGCGGCCGGTGCCTCCAACAAGATCCGCGTCCACCAGGCCTTCCTGGTCGCCACCTCCGCCGTCACGGTGCAGTGGCAGTCGGGCGCGAGCGGAACGAACCTGACCGGGGCGGCGTCGCTGGCCGCCAACTCCGGCTACGTGCTTCCCTTCTCTCCGATCGGCTGGTTCGAGACGGCCGCCAACACGCTGCTTAACCTCTCCCTCGGCGGCGCCGTGCAGGTGAGCGGGTCGATCGTCTACACGGTTGTGACATGACCAATGTCGACAACCTCGATAACCTGGCCGCGGCGATCAACGCCAAGACAGCGCCCAACGTCTCGCGCTACGCCAAGGCCCAGGCCGCTGCCACGCAGTCACAGGAAGACGCGATCCGCGCCCTTCAGAAGGAGGTCGAGTTGCTAAGAGGAGCTGGCACGGGAGGGACCAGGCCGGATCCGACTCCGCCTCCGCCTCCCGACCCGCCCACCAACGGGGTCGGCTACACCGTCAACCCGAAGGGTGTAGCGACGACCGTCTACGTCGACTACGGGACGGACTTCAGGACGTTCGCCTCCTCGACGGCGGGAACGGCGATCGGCTCGGGCACCACCGACCAGACGGGCACGATCGCGCTTCCGGCCCTGACCGCCAACAGCGTCTACTTCTACCGCGTCCGCGCCGTCTCGGCGGACGGGTCGAGCGTCTCCTCCACCAAGTGGTTCCTGACCCCGTCGGCGACCGGCACCACCAGGCACGTCGGCTCGGGGCAGACCTACGCCACGATCACCGCGGCCCTCAACGCCGCCAACGCCGGGGACACGATCGTCGTCCACTCCGGCAACTACGGCCAGACCGTCGTCTCGCGCTCCTTCGGCAGCCTGGTCAGGATCCTGAAGAACAGCGGCGACACCGTCAACGTCGCCTCCGTCGTCTGCAACGTCGCCAACAACGTCTACTGGGGGCCCGGCTTCAGCTTCACCGGCAGCGACGGCTCCTCCCACGTCTTCGACATCGGCAGCGGCTCCAGCAACTGCTACGTGGACGGCTGCACGTTCACCCGCGCCGCGGTCGACGCGAACCGCGACAACTACCTGATCCGCGACAACTGCGACGGGATCTTCCTGATCGGCTCCACCGTCTACGGCGGCGGCAACGGCGTCTACATCTACTCCGGCGCTCCGTCCGACTCCAGCCAGTGGCCGACGCGGGTGCGGTTCCTCGACAACGAGGTCTACGCCTCCGGCTGGGACCTGTGCCACGTCGAGGGCGTGGACGACTGCGTGTTCGAGGACGTGTGGCATCACGACCACACCCCCTGGTCTCACCCGGCCGGGGTCAACGACGAGCACCACGACGGCATCCAGGTCGTCTACGGCAACGACGTGATCGTGCGCCGCAGCCGCTTCTCCTGCGTGACCGGGACGGTGGACAACACGCAGGGCGCGGCGATCATCCTCGGCAACACCACCGGGGCCTCGGCCACCAACGTCCACCTCGAAAACAACCTGATGGTCAACTTCTGGGGGCCCGGCTACATCCAGCAGGGCGCCACCGTGACCATGAGGAACGTCACCTGCTACGGCAACTCGGGCGTGCGCGACGACGTCAACTGGTACGTCGTCAACGAGGACGTCATCTACGGCCACTCGGGCGACACCCTCAACATGCGCAACTGCGTGATGGTGAAGCCGTACACCAACGGCGGCGGCACCGCCCCCGCGGGCGCCTACAACCACATCGAGAACAGCGGCTCGCAGGCCGCCTTCAAGGCCTCCCTGACCAACACCACCTCCGGCACGGTCGGGTTCGTGAACGCGGGCTCGGGTGACTACCGGCCCACCCTGGGAGGCAACCTCGACGGCACCGGCTCCTACGACGGCAGCACCCCCCTGTGGGACTACACGGGCCGCGGCTACGGCGCCTCGGTGTCGCGCGGCTGCTACGCCCCCTCCGACGTCACGACCCCGCTCGTCGGGGATCCGACCTACACGCCGTGACAGTCGTCACGATCACCAACCCTGGCTTCGTGGACGGGATCCCGAGCGGCTGGGTTGCCGATACGAACGCGACCTTCACTCTGATTACAACCGACACGGCCTCCGTTTCTGCCGCCAACTGCGGCAGGTTCGTCAACACGACGTCCCGTCACGGGATGGTGACCAGCTCGATCACGCTCGCGACAGCGACCCAGCACACGCTTTCCGTCTACGTGAAGAAGTACGGCGGCACATCGACCGACGGCGTGCTTCTAGTCCGGGAGACGACAGGGTTCACTGACGTCGCTACCTCGTCTACTTTCACCTACACGACCTCGTGGGTGCGACAGGAGTTGACGTTTACGTCGCACGCGACGGAGACAGGCCACGCCTTCTACGTCCGCGGCGTCTCGCCCTCGGCCGACTATGACATCCTGGTGGACGCCTTCCAGGTCGAAACCGGAGCCTCTGCCACCGCCTATGTGGGCGAAGGCGGCGGCGGCGGCACGGCGACCAACCTCCTGTTGCTCGGAGTCGGCTGATGCCGCTGCTCGTGCTGCTGCCCAGCGCCGTCGGGGGAGGCGGGGGCGTGGGCCCCGTGTCCGACGGCGTCGAGACGACGGTCACCTGGGCGAACCTGCTGCGCGAGGCGAAAGCCGTCCCCGACCAGGACGACGTCCGCGTCGGGACGCCGCCCTCGATGGTGCCGCCGCGTCGTAGCCTCTACGACTGATGGCGGGCAGGCCGCAGACCAGACGCAAGAACGAAGTGGGGGCGCTGCCAGAGCACTCCCAGGGCGCCTGGAAGTCGACCGGCCAGAAGCTGGAGCCGTCCGAGGACGGCGTCGTCGTCGTCCGCGACGAGTTCCCGCCCCCGTTTCACCGGCCCACCGAGAAGCAGGTCGAGTTCTGGAGGGCCGCCAACGACCCCGAGGCCGAAGAGATCATGTTCGACGGCGCCATCCGCTCCGGCAAGACGCAGGCCGCCTGCAAGCTGATCGCCTCCTGGGCCTGGAAGTACGGCGGGCCCAACTGGAAGTTCGTGATCATGCGCCGCACCTACCGCGAGCTGGAGGACTCCACCAAGGCCGCCTTCCTCCGCGGCGACGGCAAGATGCCGCCCGGCTGCCCCCCGGCCCTGATCTCCAACTACCGGGCCAAGGACGAGATGGCGATCCTGCACAACGGCGCCGAGATCCTCTTCCGCTCGGCCGAGAACCCCTCGGACACCGAGGACAAGCTGCGCAACGTCACGATCGCGGGCTTCTTCATCGACCAGGTCGAGGAGCTGGTCGGCAACGACTACTTCCAGATGTACGAGACGCTCGTCTCCCGCATGTCGGACCCGCGCGGGCCCCGCAAGGCCCTGCTCGTCGCCAACCCCGGCCCCGAGGACCACTGGTGCTACTCCCGCTTCGTCGACGAGCGCACCCGCAAGAACTTCCCCTGGTGCCGCCGCGTGCATGTGCAGCTGAGCGAGAACGAGTGGAACCTGCCCGAGTCCTACATCCGCTCGATGAAGCGGCGCGAGACGACCAACAACATGTGGTACCGGCGCTTCATCCTGGGCGAGTGGGGTGCCTTCGGCGGCAAGCGCTTCGCCGTCTGGGACCCGGCCCTGCACGTCTGCGACCCGTTCCCGGTCCCGTCCGGCTGGGAGATCGTGCAGGGGATCGACTACGGCTGGGCGAACCCGACCGCGGGCGTCTACTGCGCCATCGACTTCGAGGGCCGCTGGTGGGTGGTGGGCGAGCACTACGAGCGCGAGAAGCCGATCTCGTGGCACTCGAAGAAGATGCTGGAGCTGGAGCGAGACCTCGGCATCGCCCCCTCGTCGCGCTGGCTCGACCCGTCCACCTGGGCCCGCCGCTCCGAGTACGAGTCGCCCGCGATCGAGTTCGCCGACTACGGGATCGAGTGCGGCCGCGCCCAGAACGACCGTCTCGGCGGCTGGAACAGGATCGACGAGATGCTCTCCGACGTGATGCCCGACGGCTACCCGCGGCTGCGGATCTTCAACACCTGCACCAACCTGATCGGCGAGCTGCCGAACCTGAAGATCAAGGAAGGGACCGACGACGTCGACAAGGACCTCGGCAAGGACCACGCCTCCGACGCGCTCCGCTACGCGATCATGTCGCGGATGCCGAGCCCCGACCGCGAAGAGGAAGAGCCCGAAGAGGACTTCCGCGAGCGACACGCCCGCCTGATGATCGAGCGAGCGACTGCCTGACATCCGCCACAAGCCCTACGCTCACGAGCATGGCCGAATTTCACTGGGTCCCCTCCGGGACATACAGCCCGACGAAGTGCGTGTTCTGCGGGGACCACCAGGGCCCCTTCATCGACGCGCACCTCGACCTCGACGCCTACGGGCACGTCTACGTGTGCGCGTCGACCCTTGACAGGCCCGGCTGCACGCAGCAGATCGCGCGCCTCGACGGGATGGTCACCATCAACGAGGTCGACGAGCTGGTAACGCAGCTCGGCGAGCGCGTCAACCAGCTGGAGACCGAGCTGGAAGAGGCGCTCGGCAACCGGACAGTCCCCCTCAGCGACGTGCTGGAGATGCTCAACCCGAAGAAGCAGGAGGTGCGAAGTGGCAAAGAGTAAGGACGTCGAGAAAGGCAAGGACGTCAGCGACATCCTGCCCGGGTTCGAGCAGTGGCCGCAGTACCGCTCGACCGCCTACATCCGCGCCGTCCAGGTCGACGAGGACTTCGTCGTCACCGACGACGCCGGGGACGAGCACAGCGGCCTGGCAGGCGACTACCTCGTCGTCGGCGCCCGCGGCGACGTCTGGGTGGAGGACTTCCACGCCTTCAACTCCCGCTTCCGACCCGTCACTCCCAACAAGGCGTGAACCAGGCCCTGTCGCTGCTCGTCGTCGCCGTCCTCGCGGGGGGCGTGATCGCCCTCGCCTTCGACAGCGTGCGAAGGCGAGAGCGAGCATGGGAGCGTCGAGAGCGCGCCTGGGAGACGGAGCGCCAGGACCTTCTCAACCGGATCATGTTCCTCACCGACAAGACGTGGACCATCCCGCCCGCCGAGCTAACACTCTCCACAACCGCTCCATACGAGGAAGTCGCCGACGAAGACCAGGTTTCTTACGACCCGATGTATGTCATGCCCCACGAGACCGTGTAGGTAGCGAATGAGCAGCCTCTTCCCCGAGCCCGCCCTGATCGAGGAGTCGCCCCTGGACGGTCCGGGGACGGAGCTGCTGACGATCTGGAAGCGCCGCCGCGAGCAGGCGCTGCACGAGCGCCGCAAGTACGAGCCCACCTGGGCCGTCTGCGAGTCGTTCCTGGCCGGGCGCCAGTGGGTGGAGTGGTCGTCGTCGCGCGCCTCGCGCGTCGGCCGCGTCGTCTCCGCCCCGAACCCGCAGTCGCGCGAGCGCCACACCGTCAACGTGATCACCAACTACGTGCAGACGATCCTCGGGAAGATGTTCGTGGAGGACCTGCGTCCCACCGTCATCTTCACGCGCGACGACCAGGAGTCCGAGTCGATCTCCTCCCACACGCGCTCGATGGCGCGCTACCTGTGGGACGTCGAGCTGCAGGCAGACCTGCGCCTGCACGAGGCGCTGCTGTCGATGCTGACCTACGGCACCTCCGCGATCCGCTGCTACTTCGACACCACCAAGGGCGAGGAGATCGGCGAGTTCCCCGTCGGCCCCGACGGGCAGCCGATCATGGACATCCAGCAGGCGCGCGCCTACGTGCTGTCGGCGCAGGAGCAGGGCGTCCAGGTCCAGTTCATCCCCGTGCGCGAGGGCAAGGTGACGTGGGAGGCGATCCACCCGCGCCAGGTCCTGGCCCCGCCGGGCGTCGTCACCGAGGACCGCTTCCCCTGGCTGATGATCGAGCAGGCAGTCCCGATCTCGTGGGTCAACATGAAGTACCCGCGCCGCACCGCCAACCTGACCGAGGACGGGCTCGTCTCCTACGAGGCGCTCGGACTCGGGCTTGACGCCTCCGACCCGAACGCGTCCCCGTCCGACCCGGGGAAGCTGAAGGAGCACGCGCTCGTCACGACCGCCTACGAGATGCCGACCGAGAACTACCCGCATGGGCGCACCGTCGTGTTCGCGCCGAAGCAGGGCGTCATCCTCGACGTGATCGAGTCGCTCCCCTACCGCCTCCACGGCGAGCCCCACCACGGCGTCACCTTCTTCCACTACCACAAGCTGCCGCACCGCTGGTGGGCGAAAGGCGTCGTCGAGGACCTCGTCGGCCCGCAGCGGCAGAAGAACCGGGCCCGCTCCCAGATGATCGAGCTGAAGGACCGCAACCTCGGCCGCGTCTACGCGCGCAAGGGCGCGATCACCGCCGCGAACAAGCCGGTCGGGAAGATCATGGAGCTGATCGAGATCCCCCTCCACTCCGACATGCCGGTCGAGACGACCGGCGGCGGCATCGGCCCCTGGGTCGAGAACGAGGCCCGCATCAACGACGAGGACATGCAGCTCGTGGCGGGGCTCCGCGACGCCTCCTTCGGCAACACCCCGAACGGCGTCGTCGCCTACTCGGCCCTGGCGCTGCTCGTCGAGCAGGACGACCGCCGCACCGGCCCGACCCTGAAGCGGGTCCGGATCGGGATCGGCGACGCGATGATGATCTCGCTGGAGCTGGCACGCCGCTACTGGCAGGACAACAAGGCGATGGCGATCGCCGGGCCCGACGGCGAGATGGAGCTGGTCCTGTTCAAGCGCGCGCAGCTGCCGATCGAGTTCTACGTCGACGTCTCCCGGCACGCGCCGCTGCCGACCTCCCCGGCCGTCGAGTCGCAGAAGATCTTCGACATCTTCAACGCCGCCACCTCGGCCGGGCAGCCGCTCCCGATCGAGTGGCTGAAGTCGTCGCTCGACGCCGGGCGCGCGCTCCCGATCCCGAAGGGCGTCGACGAGGTCCACCTCGGCAAGGCCGAGACGGAGAACATCCTCATGGGCCAGGGGCAGCCGGTCTTCCCGTCCTACTACGACGACGACTACCTCCACATCCTGATCCACCGCAACGCCCAGATCGAGGCGATGGCGAATCCGCAGATGCAGCAGCTGTTCGAGATGCACATCCAGATGCACTCCGAGCAGGCGTCGCTGAAGCGGCCCTCCGCCGCCGGGGGCTCCGTCCCCTCCGCCCAGGGTGGACACGGGATCGAGGCCCAGAACGGCAACGTCACCTCGCAGCAGGGCCTCGCTCAGACCGCTTCCGGCGATGCCCCTGTCCAGTAGACGTCCGCCGCCCGCCCTACTCTCAGACGCATGATCACCAAACTGAGGCAGCGCCTGCGCCGGGGCCAGCTCTACACGGGACCGGCAGCATGGTGCGACGACTACGCGGCCGTCCCGAGGCCCGGGTTCTACGCCCTCACACCAGACGGGAAGAAGATCCTGCCGAAGGTCCCGCTCGTGTGCGTCGACGACGCGCCCGGGAACGCCCTCGACGGGTCTTGCCACTACGAATACGCCGGTCCGAAGGACATGCCGCAGCGCCAGGCCACGGGAGGACCCGTTCCGTCGAACGGCAACACCGTGGAGATGGAGCCGGAAGCGTTCATCGGCCGCATGACCACGGAGGTCTGACCCCATGAGCGACGTCCTTTTCGTCCCTGGGCGCTGGAACGTCGCCCCTGCGGGCGAGCTTCTGCGTGAGCCGGTGCGCGATCTGCGCTACCTGATGCCGTTTCACCAGGCAGAGTGGCTGCGCAAGAAGTTCGACCACATCCTCCTGATGGCAGGCGGGAAGTCCTCCTACCTGTCGGCGAAGGTCAAGAACGAGGTGCTCGGCGCCACGGCCTTCTCCGCCCCTGCCAACACCTACTGGGGCCTGTGGACGACAGCGGCAGCGACCGACATGGACGCCTACCACGGCGGCACCGCCGGAGAGGTCTCCGGCGGCTCCTACGACCGCGTCACGAAGACCAACAACACCACGAACTTCGCCGACGTCGTCGGGGACGCCGCCAAGGTCAACTCGAACGCGATCACCTGGACGACTGCGTCGGCGAACTGGAACTCTGGCTCGACGATCCCGCAGCTCGGGATCTTCGACGGCAACGCGAAGACCTCGGGCGACAACCTGCTGCTGTGGTCGGACTTCACGACCGCCAAGAGCGTCCTCAACGGCGACACCGCCCAGATCAACACGTCGTCGTTCAGCTGGACGGAGGAGTAGATGGCGCGCTACTCCGTCGCGGAGCGCTCGACCAACGCAGGATCCACGACCCTGCCCTTGTTCAGCCTCTACGCGAGCGCGAGCGTGGCACTCAAGGTGCGGGAGATCGGGATCGTCAACTCGACCGCGACCGCGGCGGCCTACTGCCTGCGGCGCTTCTCGGCCACCGGCACCCAAGGCACAGCCCTGACCGAGTGCGAGTACGACGAGGCGGCCCCGGCTCCGACCGGGACGGCGTTCAACTCCCACTCGGTGACGCCGACGATCACGGCTGGGTATCTCCGCACCTGCACCCTGGGAGCGGCTACTGGTGCAGCCATGATCTGGACCTTCGGGGACACGGGCCTCGTGATCCCCGCCGGGACGGGCAACGGCATCGGTGTGCTCGTCTACACGGGCACCGGCCAGATCGTGGACTTCTGGATCGACTGGGACGAGTAGAGGTGTGGCGCGGGTTCTGACAGTCGCCTGTGAGGTCGGCTGGGGAGGGACGCAGAACTCCTCCAACGAGGTCCTCGAAGGTCTGCGCGAGGGAACCGGGACGACCCCGTCGATCGACACGACGACGAAGCGCACCGGCTCGGGCAGCTGGAAGTTCGACAGCGGCGCTGGCAACGGCACCTCGAACGTGGACCTCCAGATCACGTCGCCGTTCGCGTCCTACACGAACACGAACGGCTTCTGGATCAGGGGCTACTTCTACTTCTCCAACCTCCCGACCACGAACGCCAGGGTCCTTCAGTCTGCGGACGGAGGCGCGCTCTGGGCCTGGGCGGTGCTGACAACGGCAGGGAAGTTGCAGCTGTGGGACAATGGCAACGGCACCCCGGTTCAGATCGGCTCGGATTCGTCTGCCACGATCTCCACCGGCCAGTGGTACCGGATCGAGCTGTGGGCCGACCAGATCGCCGGGACGGGAGCGAACGCCGCCGAGCTGAAGCTCGACGGCACTTCCGTTGCATCGTCTTCGACGGCAACTCTGGACGGCGGCAGCGGCTACGGCTCCACTCCCCGGATCAAAATGGGCTGGGTGTCGGCTCCGGGGGCGTCGAAGGTCTGTTACGTGGACGACGTCGCCGTCAACGACTCCACCGGCGCGTCTCAGACCTCGTGGCCGGGGGACGGCAAGGTGGTGCTGCTCGTCCCGACCAGCGACAACGCCAGGGACGCGAACTGGGTCGCCGGGGCAGGGGGGACCACCAACCTGTACGACGCGGTCAACAACATGCCGCCGACGGCGGTGGCGGTGGCGTCGGCCACCAACACGTCGCAGATCAAGTCGCTCGTCAACAACGCGACCGAGAACTACGACGCGAACATGACGACCTACACGGCGGCGGGGATCGACTCCTACGACACGATCACGCTCGTGCAGGCGATCACGTCCGTCGGCTGTGACTCCACCACCGGCCCGACGTTCGCGGCCAAGATCGTCAGCAACCCCGCCCAGTCGACAGAAGACACCCGCGCGTCGGACACGGTCGCGGTCGGGAGCTACAACAACAACTGGATTCCCTGGCACGGCACCGCCCAGTACGCGCCCTCGGTTACGGTCGGGACCGCTCCTGTGCTGCGGGTTGGCAGGCGCACCGCCTCCGCAACCGTGACGATGACCGTCGCCTTCATGGGCATCTACGTCGAGTACGTCGATGGAAGCCCTCCCGAGAGCGACTCTCCTGCGGTGCTGCGCGTCACTACCACCGGGATGCGCTGGTAGATGGCGATCGCCCACGACGCCGACACGCGCTGGCCGACGACGGACGGCCCCTCTGGGACGAACTCGTCCGACACGACCACCGGCGACCGGACGTTCACTCACACGCCTGTCGGAACCCCGGCTGGCGTCGTCGTGGTCGTCCTCTGCACCGGGACAACGGCGGTCGTAAGCGGCGTCATGTACGCGGGGGTCACCATGACCCTGCGGCAGACGGCGACCGACACGTCGGAGGCGGGTCGTGTCGACGTCTACACCCTGACCGACACCTTCATCCCGACCGACTCCCCGGCCACCGTGACGATGGTCAACTGCACCTCGACGCAGAAGTGGGCCACCTGCAGCACGGTTACCTCGGCCACGAACTTCAGCAGCTACAACGCCGGGAACCTGAAGAACACCACCACGGCCACGAACCCGACTCTCTCCGTCACAACGACAGACACGACGATCCTCTACGGCGGCCTCCACGGCGGCGCGGCCAGTCCTGGCTCCTACGTTTCCGGAGCGAGCCACACGTCTCAGCACAACAACGACTGGGGCACTCTCTCAGCTCGAACGCAGCGCAGGACATCAACGGTCGCGGCGGGGACGATCACCTACAACTTCACCTACGGGACGTCGGACGACTACTGCATCGCCGCCGTCGCCCTGGCCGAGTTGACGGCCCTGACCGACCCGAAGGACAGACTGGGGATGTTCTTCAACATGCAGCCGATGCTGCCGCCGGAGAGAGATAGCTACTAGTGGCGCGCTACGCGATCCCGTCACATCAGCAGCCTAGGCTGCGGCCTGTCCCGAGGGCGATCTTCGGGCTCACGCCGACCGTCGGCCCGTCCTTGGTCACGTTCGACGCTGCTATCTCGCAGGCGGCGACGATCTCGGCCGGGCTCACCATCACGCGCTCGTTGGAGGCCGCGATCTCCCAGTCGGCCTCCCTCTCGGCCAACATCGCGGCCACGAGGGCTTTGGGGGCCAGCATCTCTCAGTCGGCTGCTCTGGTCGTGCAGCAGGAGCCCACGAGGGGGCTCGCGGCCTCGATCTCTCAGGCAGCGTCCCTGGCCGTCCAACAGGACCCGACGCGTGGGCTGGCCGCGTCCATCTCCCAGGCGGCGACCGTGAGCGCCGACATCGCGGCCACCAAGGCGCTGGGGGCCGCCATCTCACAGG